GAAAGCAGTGATGAATCAATAGAAGATACTACGTTATATGTTTCGGTACTATCATCTACTTGATATCTGATAATATCACCAGTTTTAATTCCACTAAAAGTTGCTGGAGAACCAATAGTTGCAGTTCCAGTATTAGTAATTTTAATAATTCCGGGTCTTGATATTCTATCAAGTTGAGTATCTGCTAAGAATGCTGTTTGAAAACCAGAAATTGAAGTTGCTTGATGTACTGATTTAATATCAGAAGTTTGATTGACTCGTATAGTTTTAATAGTTCTTGAAACTGATTCTGAACCATTAATTGTAATTTTTTCACCAACAGAAAATTCTCCCGAAGTTTGTTTAATAGTTATTGAATCTGTATCAGATCCAGCAGAAACTGCATATCCACTTGCTCCACTACTATTTCCCTTAACATATGCACTTTGTGGAAGTTCTACACTACTAATAGTTTGATTTAAAGTTAAAACTGTATAAGTTTGAATATCATACAAATATAAATCCCAATTTGTAGATTCATTTTGATAAGCAGAATCTGTTAAGTTAAATGTATATACTTGAGCAACACCAATTACATTTCCAGCAGCAGTTTCAGTACTATTTTTTCTCTCATCTTGTAAGTAAACGACTGCGTTCTGTTTTGGTGATCCAGTTACATTGTTTACTCTTAAAAGATTGCCCATTTCAAATGGAACATTTGATGTTGAAACTGTTTGTGTTGTTCTTGGTTTTTCGACATCGATTATTTCCACACCCACCTTTTCAATATCATATCCCCTTACGTATGCCTTTCCTGGAGAAAACTTAATCGACATTAGATCATCGGAAGGAACATTTCCTTGATCTGTTTTCTCAGTATCAAAAAATAAACCATCATTACCAAGTCTATCATTCAAGGAATTTTTCAATGTAAATTCAAAAGGAGTTACTGTGTAATCTCCAGATTCGTCATAAGTTCTTTGTGCCAAATAGTCTTTAATAATATTATAATTTGTAGTATTATTAAATTTCTTAATGCCACCATCTTTAAGTCTAAGGATTTCTATAAAATCAGTATCATTGAGATCTGTTAATAACTTTTTAGTTAAAGTTAATGATATTTTAAATCTATCTGCACCAGGAGCAGCAAAGTTAGTAAATCCCTTTGCATTATCATAAAGTGAAGAATCATCTTTGGCACTTATAATTTCTTCACTAATTTTAAGACCCACTCTATAAGATGGATTGTTACTATAATAATCTAAAACTATTGTCTGCTTTGGTACTCTAACAAAAGTTCCTCTAATGAAATAAACTCCCTCATCAATAGAAGCTGCTGATCCAGTATCAGTAGCATTTGAAGATATTGTTGTTGCAAATGGAGTGTCTGCATTAATAGTTGTAGTAGAATACTTTATATTTTCCGAAGCCGAAAGAGTTTCATTATCCTGGAATGGATTAAACTGATAATTTGAATCCGAATTCAAATATTTTACATATAGTGTGGGATACTCTACTTCAGAATTTGGAAGTTGTATAAATTGAACACTAGCACTAACTCCAGAGTTTTGTCCGGTTATTGTTTTTCCAACAAGATTTGAGAGATAAACTGATACACTTACGCCAAATTGTAACTTATTTAATTTAACCGCATAAAAATTATTATCAAAAGTCGTACTTCCCGGAATAACTAATGAACCTTCTTTAAATATATGACTTCCAAAAGTCTCTACTTGATCTTGTAATATTGATTGTAAGGTATTTAACTCACGAGCTTGTATTGGTTTGCCAGGGTTGAATAATACCTTATAATAATTTTTATCCTTAGCACCAATACCAGATTCTAAAAAGTCGTCATAGTATGGACTTACGTTAAGGTTTGTTTTTTGAGCCATTTTTTAAAATTCCAGGATAATTTTAACGTCTTCTTTTTGCCTATTGTTTCTTGTTACAGTTTTTCTATTATCAATATAAATTACATCTCCAGACTTACTATTTATCTCTGGATTAGCAAGACCACTATTAAAAGTAACTCCCAAATTAATAACTTTATTTGAAATTGTCGTCGTTATTCCATTAAAAGTAGTATCAACAGTTCCACTAAAACCACCTCCAGTTTTTGTAATTCCTTCAGAAGTGCTTTCAAATTTCAATGTGGTGCCAGAACTATCATAATAATTTCCAATATTATTGAAATCTACATGACCATAGGTAGATGGATTGTAAAATAATGATCTGTCTTGATAATATTTAATTATTGCAGTAGTACCGTCTTCATCCAAAACATCATATGAAGCAACATATCCAAAAGCAGTACCGTCATTAGAATTTGTTTGTTGTATTTTATCACCTGGAGATAAAGATCCACTCGAAACATCAACCTTTATTGCATAAAGCGATGAAAACTCATTTGTAGAATAAACTGTGGTATTAATGCCCGTAGAATCAAAAACTGTTGGGTTCTTAACAATTCCAATCTGAGCAAATTTAGTATCTATTGGAAAATCTTTTGTTGAGTCATCAAATCTTGCATAAATTAAAACTTTATCTGCTCCAAGTTCCTCATAGATATTAAAACCATGCCCCTTTGACGGAGGAATAATGGGTATTAATTCTGCATTAGAAGTTGGTAAATTATTTGGGGTTGTCCCCAAATCAATCATTGCAAAAGTATAACCTTTTCCTCCAGAAGTTACAGTAGCACCAGTAATTTCTCCGTTAGGACCTATTACCAAAGAAACTTCGCCTCCAGATCCATCTCCAACTATTTTTGCAGTGTCTCCATCACTCAATCCATATCCACTTCCCTGGTTTTCAATATAAATCTTTTTAATTTGATTCTCATTTATATCAGAATTTCCATTGTCTCTTACAGCAACAATTTGAGAATCTGTTGATGTTTGCCAATCATTAGGTACTGTGATATATTCTGTAGTATCAAACTTTACAATATCACTTGGAGAAACTGAATACAAATATTTCCAAGTATATCCATCACTTAATTTGCTTGGTTCCAAATCGGTGAAAGTTGGTTCTACTTGAGACGATACTCCATTTGTACTTATTCCCGATGAACCATTATCTATACAAATATAAACTTTGAAATCAGAATTCATTACATAATAATCCGCATCATACAATCTCAACGAATTAGTTTTTGGAGAAGGGTTTATAACGCTATAATCTGGTCTATACATTTCATATGTAGTCCCAGATGTCCAATCAATTCTTCTGATAACTCTTCTTATATTTGCACTCGTAATCTTTTTTCCAAAAAGCATTGTAGATTTAAAATGATTTAATCTATCAACACTATCAATTGGATTAGGTGTTGCTGTTTCCCAATTACTATCTCTTCCATATCCATTGGCAGCGGGATTTGATAATCCAACAAACACATAATACGAATTTGAAGAATCATTTACAGAGTCTACAAAACTATTGGTGTTTAATATTCTAAATTTATCCGTTACAAGAGCAGGCATATGAATATTGTTTTTTTCTCTATTTATATTATGAAATAGGACCTATGTTTCTCAAACCAGTTCCTCTTCTTTGAATTGTTGGGAAGGTTGTTAAACCAGCATTGACTTGATAACCAGACACACCTATCGAAATTGGCGATACTGCTCTAGTAAATCCAGACAATCTCCCCCAAGAAAACTTACCAACATTTGATCCGCTAGTGCTCCCTATTCCAACAGTGTCAGTTTGCGAATGTATATTGCACTTAATAAGTCCTTCACCCGCATCAACTGAACTTACACGATAAACATTATCAACACATGTAGTACCAACTCCTACTATGTCAGAATCTGAACTAATAATAGATGTAACTCCATTTCCAATTATGGTATCAGAGATATAAATGTGATATCCAGTTTGCAAATCGCCAGTAGCAATATTGAAATACAATGCCAAATCTGTTCCAATTCCATCTGTTGTTCCAATACCAGTAATAATTCCATCTGTACCAATAATAGTAGAAATATCTGTTACTATTTCACTATCAATGGGTGGCAATTCAATTATAACTTGTGGTGGATTGGAGGTGGTGTATCCCAGTCCAGGATTTGTGATAGTTATCGGAGTCGTTAACGATCCATTTGAAACCGTAATAGTAGCGGTAGCAGTTGTTCCAATACCAACTCCCACTTTCGATGGTGCAGATATTTTGGCAGTAACTAAAGAACTCGTATATCCACTACCAACACTTTCAATAGAAAGTGACTGAATAGTTCCAGTATCAGAAACAACTGCTGTTACCGCAGCTGATACAGGATCAGTTACTCCAGAAACGATTAACCCATCAAAGTTTGTTGGAGTATCATAATTAAAGAATTGTGAATCATCTACAAATATTTCAGTATCTGATGTTTCAATGTTTTTAATAATCTTTGCTGTGGGGTAAACTTGTGGCTCAATAGAATTTCTTGTTTTATATACTGCACGACCATCTATAATTTTATCAACTTTCTGTTTTGTCCAATAAAGAGGTTTTTCATTTGTAGTATCAATTCCATCACCAAGATATAAATTTGTTTGTATTTTATCGGAGAAAGCAATATCTGTAACTAAACGAATGTCTTGAGTTTTGGTGTTTATTATTTTATTATTTCTGAATACCTGAACATCATCACCTACTTTAATAGTTTCATTAACGTCTTTAGTAAAGCTATCAGAAGAACTTCCTCTATAAAAATAAATTTGAACATCATCTTCTGGTTTTGGAGGATCTGTAAATACAAATGATGTTCCCCCTGAAAATTGGTATGCAACTTTTGGTTGCTGCAAAATACCATTGACAAATATCAACAATAATGAATCCATATCGATTAATGCAGATTCAGAATCTGATGCTTGTTGCTCAAAACTCAATAATTGTTCATTATAGAATAAGGAGAACCTTGTTTCTATTCCATCTTGATATTGTTTTACAGAATCAATATAATCCAGTTGACCAAATTCCCATGAAGAAAATTGATCATTGAATGTATCCAAAACAGTTAGTTCAAACTGTTTCAAAGGTTCCGACAACCCATAATCGGTAACCAAACCAACAGCAGTAAATTTATCTCCGGGTTTGAATCCATATCCATTTCTAGAAATATTAAAGTTACTTACTTGGAATAATGTTGAACCAATACCAGTAGTTTGACTTGCTCCCACCTCAATGTTTAACAATAAACCTGTTCCAGTATCAGTGGTTGTCCCAATACCCAAACGTGAGACGCCTATGATAGGCATGTTTTCATACGATGGTGATGGCAATTCGACAGATGTTGTTGAAGCATCATATCCAGTTCCCCCAGATATAACATTAAATGATAGTGTTCCACCCGCTCCAACAATAACTTCAATATTTGCTCCACTACCACCACTAGAATCCGTAATAGCAATAGAAACAGGACTTATATAACCTGACCCCCAATTTCCAATAGTTACGCCAGAAACAGCAGTAGGCACAATAGAATCGATAACACCTCCAGATACTATGGCAGTAACAGAAGCTCCTACAAGAGGTGCATAACCAAGACCAGGTGTTGATCCGAGTGAAACAATTAGACCGCCTCTAGGAAGTTGATTTTGATTGACATCAGACTCTGAAATTATCTTAGTTCCATCTGTTGAGGTTATACCAGAAAATACTATAGAACTAATACCCAAAGTAGTATCTTCTTGTATTTCAAAATTATTAGATGGATTATTTTGTGTTGATGGAGACTGGAATATTCCATTTATTAATACTATTCCACTTCCACCTATTGTCCCCAAACCAGTTGTACTGGAACCACCAACTGTTAATTCGTATGTCTGACCTATTCCAGTAAAGTTTTCCGAAATGTTATCATAAACTTTATTTGTGCTATAGTCTTGTCTTAAGAAAACTCTTCCATCAAAAGAAGAACGGGGATTATCCAAATTATCTAAGTCTTCAAAAGATCTTGATTCCAAAGTTCCCGTGGGAGGACTTGTGAAATGAATTTTATTCTCTACAATATTAAATGAACCTCTATAAAGTTCTACACTACTTGAGTCGGAATATGTTGAAGCAGAAGTTCCAACAAAACCCCTATCTACCTCAACAAGTGGGAAAGTTCCAGCAAATGATACAGGACCCGAAATCGATGTACCAAAACCAACATTATTGACTTTTAAATATTCTTCACCAATTTTTAAAATGTCTTGAGGAGATATTGAAGAGATGCCGCTTAAAGGAATAATACTAGTAGTATTTCCAATATTATTTCCATCATTACTAATTGTATATGATAATAGAGAATATGCTATTGGATGTTGAATAACATCATCAACTGAAATAATTGTTTTTTCATTCTTCTTAACCATTTCAAATTCATGAGCATTTCCTTCACCAACAGAGACAAATGTAACTGCTGTTCCTGCTCTTTCAGTTGAAATGAAGAAAGTATCATTGGTATCTTTAATAGCAAATATCGTAGATGGCAATGAACCAATGCCCGTAGAAGACTTATACTGCATTGCAGTTGAACCAATTCCAACAAATGTTGATTTTGGTCTGTAAATTAATTCCTCATTTGTTTGGAAGAAATGATTAGGTATGCTAAACTTACCCGTGGACAGATTTACTTGAGAGGAATCGGAGGGATTAAATGACTTTGTAAAGATTGGTGTATTCTGATAGTTAAGTTCAAAAGAAGTCGTATCTGGATTTGAAATATATTGATTCACTCCAACAAATTCAAAGTTGTTATTGTATTGTAATGCATTTGGAACATTTACAATATCATTTTCCGAGTAAAAAAGTTCATTAAAGGACAATATTTCAATATTTCCGGAAATATTGGAATCAGGATAAAACTTTAGCGAAACTGTTGAACCATCTATATCTCCGCCAAATGTTCCTATTCCACTAGTACTTCCGATAGACAAGAATGGATGCTGTGTTGTTAATACATTAGTCCTATCCGAAATTAACATTACCTGGTGCAAAGCACTTGTAGTTCCAACACCAACTCTTACTGTCGATTTGAGAGATGTAAATGTATTGATATCGAAAGATTTAACGGTAGATGCCGAAGAAATATTAGAAAACTGTGCATCATAAATTATAGTTTTTTCAGACCCATCTGGTTGTCCATCACTCTTAAATCTATAAGTGCCAATTCCAGATTCCGTAGTTCCAAATCCAACATTTCTAGATTTAACAATTATAGAGTCATTGGTTGTATTCGAATATTCTATTTTTAAAATACCACCACTTATAGATGCTCCAAAAGAACCTATGAAATTGGAGTTACTATTATCTTCATCAGTATCAAAAAGAAGTTCTGCAATATTAGTATTTTCGCCATCATGATCAACAAATAACTCAACATAATTCATTTCATTAGTTGTGTTATTAATTACATTAATTTGAGAATGAACTGCTACTATGTCTGAAGTTGATATTCCTATAATAGTTTCAGTGGTTCCAGTTCCAACAGTCTTTGATGATGCTATTAGATCAATGAAACCAAAAGAAGCAGTACCTATTCCAAGATTGTAATTTGAAAAATAATTATTCAAATATTTAATATTATAGTCCTTTGAATAGGGATCGTTTGGTTCAAATGTCAAATATAATTGATTGTCCGTTGTTTCTAGAATAGAAAATTCTCCAATTTTTTCATGATTTGAAGTACTTAATCCAATATTTGATATTGAACCTTTTTCAAAAGTAAATGTGTTGTTGTTTACATCCGTTAAAATTATAATTTCATCATATTGAACTTCTGAATAATCATCACGAACAACTTGAATCAAATATCTATTGTACTTTTGATTATCTTCCAACAAATCAATTCTGGAAAATGTTTCTAAAGATGCTTCACTATTTGAGAACAAATCACTAATATCATCTATTTGCAAAACTCTGTTTGTCTTACAAAGAATATAATCTGATAACTGTTTATTTTCAAACTTCAAAAATCTTGAACTATTTTGAATAGTATCTACATCGGTAACAAAATCAAAGTTATTAATAGTATCTACTCTATTTTCACTTACAATTTCACGAAGAGATATTGAAAAATCTTTGGAGGTTGTCAATCCACTCTCAGTATCATTAATAACTTCTGTATTTGAAAAATTCTTTAATCCACTAGTATGTAAGAGTTTATTTACTGGACTTACAATATCATTCCATTCTTGCTTACTCTTTACACTATACGATAAATTTTGATAATAATCATTATCAGAAATTACTTGAGTATCTTGATTGAGTTTTCCTACATCATCAGACCAACCAATATCTTGTCTGGTAGAATAACTTACATCAAATCTACCTGTTGTTACATCAATGTTTTCTACTGTCGCTGTAGTTCCAGACTCTGTTCCTTTTATAACTTGATTTTCTTGAATTTTATAATTACCACTAACCTTAATGTAAGATTCATCAAATTCGGATACTCTCAAATCTTGTTTAATAAATCCAATATTAGTTTCAACTTCCAATGTCTCACCAACAATAAACTCTGCATACTTTAAGTTAATCGTAAACTGTGGATAGTTATCAAAGTTTACTATGGAAGCATATACATTTTGTATAGTTTGTCCAATACCAGGATTTGTAGTTAAACCAGAAATATCAAACTCAAGTTCCGCATTAACACCCACTCCACTATTAGAATATGAAGAAACTGTAAAGAATCTATATCCATAATCAGTAGAATTAAAACCATCACCATCAGAACTAGTTTTTTCAAGACCTTCAACGAATATTCTATCACCAACAGAAAATGGTTCTGCACCAAAACCAGTAGCAGGTGTTGTTAAAGTGCAAGTAATAATACCAGAAGATGATGCAAAAAATGTGTTTATACCAATACCATTCGTATTGTTAATTGCTCTAATAACACTATTTTCCCCTAAACCCTTTGGCAAAACATCAACAGAAACAGAACTTACAGTATTTCCAGAAATATTTGCTTTTAGTAATCCGGAATTAATTTTTTCTCCAGTATTTTCATTAACAATTACTAAATTTGGAGATGATGAATAATTTTTACCGCCATTAGTTACACTAATAGTTTCAATGGTATTGGAATCTCTCAAAGTTATTAATTTATCTACAGATGCTTCGGGTCTTAAAGTTTTATCCGAAGAATATTCAAATCCTTGATTAATAATTTTTACTTGATTTATTTTTCCTATGGTATTTGACTTAGCAACAATATATGCTTTTGTTCCTGAAGAAGATTCAATTTCATTAAAGACTGGAACTTGCTTATAATTTAAACCGGATGATATGGTTCTAATATTAGAAACTCCACCAGAAGCAGAAGATGAATTAGTTGTATATTTCAATATACTACATTCAGTTCTTGCATAAGAAACTTTTTCAGGATCTTTATCCAATACAATATTAAATGTAGTTGTTCCAATTCCAGAAACTGTATAAGTATCGCTGTAAACACTATCAACAAATAATATTTCGTTATTGTTTATTACGTCATTATCAATTTCTCCAACAATACCATCTTTCTCTAAGTTGTAATAAAGTTTTGTTGGGACATTTTCATCATAAAAAACTGTTAAAGCAGCACCTGCACTCCCCGAAGTTCCAGATGCCTTTACATTAAATGTATCTGTGGAACCAATAGAAATAAACTCATCTTTAAATTCACTATCATAGAAAATTTTGAGATTATAATTTGCTAGAGAACCGCTTGATAAATCAAATACTAAATTATTTCCTTTAACAACTTCTATTCTGGGAGATAGTAAAGAGAAATAATGAGATGTGATTGAAGTTGTACTATTAATATCGACTACTATTGGAGAATTTTTTATAGAATCGATGTAAGTTTCTGATAATTGGAATACATTATTATTAACTTTATAAACATAATAATTTCCATCAGCAACAATATTACTTACGGATCCTCCAGGATTCTTATAAGATACTTTATCTCCAGTTTCAAATCCATGAGAAGATATAGTTATTGTCTTATTCTCTACGCTTATTGATGCAACTTCTTTTCTTATTTCGATAATACCATCACTAGACCTAGATAAAGGCACAGAAACACTAGTTCCAATTCCAACATTGAGTTTTGGTTGAACACTCAATTTAATCGTGTCACCATTAGATAATCCATGTGAAGTAGAAACAGAAACTTGAGATCTAATTCTCTTCACATCACCCTTTACTTGTTTAAAATTAGACTCTAATGAATATTTGTAGTTATCATCCCCATTATTAATAAAGAATAGACCATTGGTTGTGGTTGTTAAACCAACTTCAGTAACAATTCCAATATGATCTATCGATTTTTTTATAATATAAACTGTTTGTGAATTCCCTGATGGCAAATCAAATGGAGTACTTGTTGAAGTATTTGCAACAGAAATAGAAGACGCTGTTCCAGGTCTTGTCAATGTTACTGCCTGGTTTGTTTTGAATGGGTGATTTGGTAAGAAAATTGATTGGGTGGGAATGGAAATAATATTATTAGTTTGAATGCCAATATTAAATGTTACTGCAACTCCAATTCCCGATGTTGTTCCAACACCTACAGATTGATTTGGATTGAAATATACTAAATTATTTGAACTCGAATCAAAATAATCAATAGACTTCTCAATTGTAAAAGTATCTGGAATAAATGAAACTGTAGATGGTGCAGTATGAGATGTTCCTTCAGATCCTCTTTCAACTCTCAATATACTTTGATTTCTGAAAACATTTAATAATGAAAAAGTTTCTGTTCCTATTCCAATACTACTTCCAATAGAAATGTTTTCTGGTACCTTTGATACGTAAATATCAGTTACAATACCTACAGAAGAAATATCCGTATTTAATATTGTAGTATGAGAAGTTACTCCTATTCTATGTGTACCACTCAACTCAGTTAGTGAAGTAGTAAATCCTGTAAGAGTCACATAATCTAAGTTTTCCAAACTATGTCTTGGAGATATTTTTACCTCAATAATATCTTTATCTCTCCAAATAAAAATAGAATCAGTATAAGATAAAGTTGAAGTTTGTAAATTATTAATTTGCTTACCATTAATTTCTCCAACTTGGGATATTAAACCACTTCCACCTGTTCCAGATTCATTGAACTGTAGTGCATCTCCTACCTTATAATTATCACCCGCTTCAATAATATCAAAGTTGTCAATAATACCTTTAGTGACAGATTCTATATTAATATTTTGATTAAACACTTCATTAGATTCTATAATAAAATCATTACCACCTTCAGAATCATCAATTTTATATGGAAATGTATTACGAACTAAACTTGATTCATTGAAATTGAATGTTTGATCTAGTGATTTATTTTCCTCTACAAACTTAGACCTATACCTATCTCCAATAAAATATGGGAATGATCCTACCTCATTTCCTTCAAGATCTTCGACAGAGGTGGAAAAATATGCATATACTCCATTTGGAAATTCCGGAGTAACACAATATCTTCCATTATACTCATCCAAATCTCCAGAATTTGTAAATTTATAATCTTCAACAAAGAAACCAGCATCACCTATAAATGAGCCGGATGGTCTATTTTCAACATTTGTCAAATTTTTAGTATATCCGGAAACTAACCTTTTAGAAACTGATAATATATCTTCTGGGTCTTGATATCCAAATGGACCATATATTGGATTTCCATCATAAGCCCAACCAATAATTGGAGAATGGATAGGAGCAGCATCTGTTCCTTCATCATTAAATTCATTTTTTATTGAGTTATTATATCCAGAAATACTATACTGAAGTTTATTATTGGATGAATATACAACCTCTGTAGATTCGGCATCCGTACTATTAATATCCTTATAAAAAATATTGTTATTGACTGTCAATGAACGAATTTGGGGATCAAGTATTACTCCCCTTCCAGCAGATTCTACAATAATTGTTGTATTTGAAGTTGAGTATCCAGCACCGGGATTTACAATAGTAATACTATCAACTTTATTATTAACTAATACTGGTTTTAATTCAGCTCCAGTTCCACTACCACTAACAATGATATTTGGAGTTGAATAATATTCAATACCCTTATTTTGAATAGAAATCTTTTCTATTCTTCCATTAATAATGATGGGTATGAACTGTGCTTGTTTTCCAGACTTTATCTCAATGGTAGGTTTTTTATTATAATTTAAAATTGTGGAACCATAATCTGTACCAGAGTTATAGACATAAGTATCAACCATTTGTCCTCTGACAATAGGAGTTGCATTAATGGAACCTCTAAATTGAGTGCTACCAATACCTACACTACTATATTCGACTTTTAGAGATATTGGTGGATAATTAAAGATTTGATATCCTGTTCCATTATTAGTAAAGTCAACAGGTTTTCTTCTTTCATATTCTGCTCTGGAGGTACCACCTATTCCTGCATCTGCTAATTTAAAATTATTGTCATCGACTTCAAGAATATAATACTGCTTTGATGATGATAATCCTGCTATGGGTGATGTTTCATACGTATATGTTACTAATTCACCATCAGAAAAACCATGATTTTTAAAATTAATAGAATCAAAAGTTGTGGAAATACCTGTTGGATTTACTCTCAACTTTCTATTTTCATAATTTTCCCCAGGATTTAGTACTCTTATTTCCGATAAACTATTTTTTGGTTCCGTTCCAAACTTTTGAATACCAAAAGTTCCTATTGTCGTAAAACCAACTGTATTAATACCTGACTTATAATTTGATAACGACTTAAAAAGTTGAATAGTATTATCACTTATAAACTTAGTATAGTAAGTTACATTATTTTGAAGAGTTTCGCCTGTGTTGGTATTTAAACCCTTAAAAGTACCTATACCTAAAGGGGAAACACCAGTCCTAGTCAAATATGTGATTGGTTCTCCATCAATCAAACCATGAGGATTTGTAAATGTAATAGTTTCATTTGTAATATCAACCCCACCACCATTAGAGATTTGAGCGGCATTGAACTCAATTTCTCTACGTTTCCTCTTAATAACAGGTTCAAAAGAAGCACCTTTACCATTTCCTCCAGTTAAGGCAACAGAAACTATTACATCAATATCAAAATCTTGTGAATCTACAAAAACTTTTTCTACAGAACCCCTAACAATTGGTTGAACAAGAGCATCACCAGAAGAAACTGAAAGAAGAGGTGGATTAATAACATCATATCCCGACCCACCAGATAAAACATTGACAGATTCTAGTGGACCGTAATAAATTTTATTATCAGTTTTGTAACTGGTTATCTCAACACCATTGATTAACATTCCAACAGAACCTGGAACAGTCAGTTCAGACTTACCATCAGCAACATTAACCGATAATGGAAATTTTCTTAATACTTTTTGTGCGGATAAAACTTTTTCTTTTTGAGAATTAAGAGTAAAATTATGAATTCCGCTTGTCAACTCACCAAAGTATCTGTAATTGGAGGTTCCTATTGTTGCTCTAGATAAATGCAATCTAATTGCAAGATTTCCTGACAAAACTTCTACAAAGTAAATACCTTGAGATAACCCAGAAATAGTATCTCCTGAAGCAGAATAATAAATTTCCGATCCAGTTACAAAGGAAACTTTAGTCGTAAAAATAATTGTAGAATAGAGGTCAGTATTTACATCTTTCCCACCAACTCCAGTTGCATTATATGAAAAAAGTTCTTTTGTTATTTCATATGATGGTAAAGAATTTGACGCAACATACATGTGCTCATTATTTTCATTATAAACATTTTGAACATCAGATGTTATAGGATTGAATTCTAAATTAATGTTTGAAGAAGTAGCAGTTTTTATTTTTCTACGAATGTCATATTCAAAGGAAGAATTAAGGGTAAATGAATTTGATAACGAAACTTGCCTTCCAGTTATTGTCAATACTTGACAATCGGAGGAAATTACATTTTCAGTATTTCTTGACAGTACATCAACTATATCTCCTACTTTTAGACTTGACTTATCAATATCACCACTCAATGTTACCTGAGATATTTCTCCAGATTCAAAACTCTCGACCTCATATCTTGAACTTGTATTATAAATCCAACTATTTGCAAATATTTCTTTATATGTTTTTTCATCTATTGGATTTTTAATTATTTCTCCAAGATTTTTTACTTTAATTTTTTCATCAGGAGATACTCTAGAGTTTTGTGTATCAGATTGATAACCAGATATTACACCTGTTATCCGTATTTCTACTTTTTTTGAAATATCACCATTTTCATATCCAAAATAAATTTCATTTGAACGAACTACAGATGCAATAGAGACATCTTCAGTAATGTTAGAACATCCAAAGAATTGGTTTATACTTTTACTTGTATAAGTTATCTCATTATTTCCTGCAAAAATTGTTCCTGATTCTGGAAAACCAATAGTACTATCTACAGTAACAACTGTATCACCAACAGATATTTTGTTTATATTTCTACTACTTCCAGTTATGTTAAATGTTCCTGTTGTCGTTGGAAATGAATCATCAAATCCAACAAAAAGAAATAGTTTATAGTATGTTTTCCCTTTTCTATTAATTGTCTCTACTTCCGATACAGATGCAGTACTATCAGAATCTGTATTCTTTATGATAGTTTGCCCTTCAAGATTCAAAGGATTTCCAGAAATTGCTTCAGCAACAATTACATCTCTTCTAATATAAGTAGCGGATGATGGTTTATTTAAAAATTTCTCCAAATCAATTATAGTCGGAGTTTCTCCAAATAAAACATTAAATAAAATTCTAAATGATTCTTCGGTTCCTTTAGACTCGTAAAGTGTTCTTGCTTCCTTTATAAAATTTCCAACGTCTAAGTTGGAAGTGAAATTTAAATCTTCTAACCCAGGTGTCAAAGAATATTTTACTTTTTTGTAAAATTCTTGTAAAAATAAGGAGCTTAAATTTTGGACAGAGGCATTTTCTTTATGACTTGCCGCTACCGATGTTGAAAATACTAACTCCTCTTCCTCAAGATCTTTGTGGTAATCTGTAATAGCACTAAAACCACGAATACAACCAGTAAAGGAGTTGCCTATAATATCAGTATATGTAATAATTTCATCATCAATCTTTAATAGTCCGTAGGTTTTAGGAAAACCTTTTGTACTACTAACTTCAATAGTATCAATTTCAGATGTTATATCTGAAGAAAGAGTCGTAGAACCAACTATGACTTCGGGTTTAAAATTATCAAGTTTTAAATATTGATCAAGATTATCAATAATATCGACTGTTCCGCCTTGATACTCTTGAGAAATATAATATTGTTTTAAAAATTCTGCAGTTTTTGGACTTTCATCTATAATAAATTCTGGAAGTTGATTGTCAATTATCTGCTGAATCTTTACTCTAGATTCGAAACCAGTTTCGATCATGTTATATCCTCTTTAGTTCCCCGTTTGAATAGCTTGATCTATAATAATTACTTGTTGAAAAAATAGTTCCAGATATGTCATCACCAGATGCAATCACATCTTTTACCATATTTATATTGCTTTTGGCAATGCTAAAAGATATGTATAAATCGGTCAATCCAATAACATCATTGGACTCTGGAAATGCCTGTATCTCAATTACATCTCCTTCAATTTCTGTAGATAATATTGTTATAGCACCTATCAATATCTCCCCCTTTACATAGTCTACAGTGCCTGCTGACTGGACTACAATGGGTATTGAAGATGATGTAGTACCATCAGCATTGGTGATAGTTTCAACGTCCTTTACAATGGAAATAGTGCCTGTCTTTAGGTCCTCATTAGGAGTATCCGTAAAGTATACTGTTGCAGTTTCTCCAACAATTTTAAAACCTGTTGACTTGATATTTTTACCAGAAGCATTTACATGAAACCTATTGCCATAACAAATTTCATATTGCGTTGGAGCATTAATTTTTGCTTTTAAATCTCTTCTAATTCTAACGTTTGTGATATTGGATGTTATTGCAGCATCTGTAGCATCAATAACACGGAGAACTTTACTATACTTGAACCTTCCACCAAAAGAATTTAATTGAGATGAATTTGAATATGAATTCAATGCGTTAACAACTTTTGTTTTTAAATTATCTGGACTACTAACTTGAGATGAATTATAATAAACAGAAGAATCAATTTCAATATAAAGTATTTTTGCGTCAAGAATATCAGCATCAATTCCAGATACTGAATACAACTTTAACTTACTTTTTATCTGCTGTTTATTAAAGTCGGAAACAAAAGTACCACCCTTGGGTTTGATACTTATCAATACTTTACCAAACTGTGGTGGTTCAAGTTCTTCGCCACCAACTACTGATACTGATTCCGCATTTGGAAATATTTTTGACTTAATAATTGTCTCATAATCACCTGGTGTAACTGCTCTGTATTGAGAGGAGTATAAACGAGGTGCAAAATTGCGAATAGAATCTATTGATTCAATATCAGAACCATTTTGAGAACTTTGATTGGTTGTAATGCTACTTACAGATGGGGATATAACAACTCCAGCATCGTCTGTAAAGGACCCAGCAAAAGCAAAGGATGATGCACCATTACCTTCTTTTCCGTTCGTTACAATGTATGTGACGGTTACTACAGAGTCATTTTCTAACTTCCTTCCAAAAATACCATCACCAAATAAAAGTTCATATTTTTCATCCTGAACTTCTTGTATTAAGAATGTTTCCGAACTTGAATTAATTTCAAAAATATTTTCAACTAATCTATATTGATTTCCATTTCCACTATCACTTGGACCTTTAACATAAACAATAATAGTAGAAGTATCAATAAAAGAATTATCTAATATAAACCTTTGGTCTAATGAACCATTAACAATAAAGGTTTTCTTTAAAAATGTACCTTCCTTAACTTCTAAGTTACTAAATGTTGCAACATTATTTGATACAGTTGCCGAAACGTTTTCTGGAACAGAAAAAACATATGAACTTCCTTTTAAACTACCAGTACAAACAAGACCAGATTGTAATGTTACTGTACCAGTATTTTCTGCATTAACTGTAAATGAAATATTTGCCGTTGATGCAGTTCTCGATGAAGGAACATATCCAATATTCCTTGCAAGTGATACTACATTCTCACGAACTGTTGCCGAATCTAAAAAAGACTCATTAACAACCAAGTTTGAGTTGAATGCTGTTATATAAGTATTATATGCTAAGGTATCAATTAATACTGAAAAGTTTGATCCTTCAAAATCAAAATCCGTAAACGTCGAATTAGCACGAAGATAATCCTTTATGGATGTTTTTATCTGATCAAAATCTAAATTTGTAAACTTTGTGAAAGGCATTTTATCTTGTTGCCTCTAATATGAATGTAAACTGTTGTGTTGGAATCTCCTGTCCGATAATATTAAAGACCACAGTAACATCAAATTCATTTGAATCGGGTCTTACATTTACCGAAACATCAACATCAGTTACTCTCGGTTCATAATTTGATATTACATTTAAAATTTGGTCTCGAATAATAGAACCAGTTCCAAAATCTACAAATTCAAATAAACTTGAACGAACTTCTGAACCTAAATCTGGGTTAAAAAACCTTTCATTTGGAATTGTTTCAACAAGATTGCGAATTGAACGTGTAATTGCTCTTTCATTCTTTAGTATTGGCAAATCTTTCGTGATAGGATGAGGTTCAAAGGACAAACTAATGTCCTTGAATGCTCTTGATATACGAGTTATTGCCATCAGACAGGGGATTTTTCTTTATTTATAGTTATTCGTGCCACCTTTCAACAAAATCATCAAAACCATTAGCACCTCCACAAGGTCTTGAATAACGATCCTGAGGAATATTGTACTTTTTATTCAGATCATCATGCATGACTTCCTGAAGAACTTCTTTTTCATCCAGTGCATCATAGTCTGTTACGAGTTTAGTGGTTCCCCACATCTCTCTCATGTAGTTTTTGTCTCTATCGACAGGTAAATTTGACATTGTAGCCTCTGATTTGTAAAAATCAGAACTTTTAGAGGGGTTGCTATCCCTTATTTTTATTTATTTTCCTTTTCCTCAGGTGTTAACCAGAAATATTCATCAGTATCTCCCAACCTTCCCCACATAAAACCTCTTTCACACTCATAATATTCTGTAGAGACTTTGAAATCTGGTGTTTTTGGTTCTTGGGGAGTTAAACTGACATCATAGATTCTACATCTATTGTTTGGATATAATGCAAACTGACCATTTTCAAGTGAAATAAGATTAAATGACTTGTGCTCTTCAGGAATTTCACTTGTTGCATAATCAATTGTGTCGCAATCTGCATGATAATTGTCTAATGTACAAATGTATTGACCTTTTATACATCCAAAATGACGTGTTCTAACTTCCCAATCCATTGAAGCAGTAAACTGTTTGCAAATATTTGTAATGCCATAGTCCATACAGTTCCAGAACTGTAAATTTGGTAGATCCAAATCAGGTGTTGGTGTCTCTGGATCTGATACAAATGCCGAAATTGGCAACTTGTCAAACATCGCACCGTATTCAGGTAGATAGGTCTCAAAATAAAAAGCACGCCCAGGTATCGACTTCGCAGATACCCAGACGCCCTCTACAAATTCACCGTGCCCATCTTGTAAATCACGAAGGTATTCTTTTCGTACCCAGACTTTTTGTGCTGGTAGATTTACAAGTAATTGACTCATCCTCTTCCTTGCCCCCTGTACTTTTTCTTTGCCGAGTTACGAGAACTCGCCGCACACTTCGTGTGCTTTCCCTGTCCCTGCCGAGACTTCTTCGGAATTGCCTCTACATAAGAACCACTACGCATCTTCCTTTACCTCATAAGTTTGTGTTTCCAAATCTGCCGGGTCTGGAGTACCCGTCTTATAGTACTCCAGAGCCAAGTCTTCCATCACTTCAAAATAATCAAGTTGACTTAAATTTTTATAAATCTTGCGCCCACGACACAAGATATCATACCGTTCTGCCATGAATCAAATAACGCGAGTTTTTTCATGCCCCACACGAATACGAGGATCGCACCAGATCTCAAAACCAGACTCAATGGCATCAAGACAGAATGATACATCCTCTCCACACATATC